TACGATTACGAATTTTCGCAGATTCAAACGTCCCCAAAGGCAAAGGAGCATCAAATGGCGAAGGACGGCACGATGCGAGGAGGTCGAAGAGCAGGAGCAGGAGCAAAAAAGAAACCTCTTATCGACAAACTCGCAGACGGAAACACAGGACACAGACCGACAAAAGTAATCACTCTCCCCACAGGGAATCTTCCTGACGGAGCGGAGATGCCAAAACCCAAAGAATTCCTCTCAAGGAAACAGGCGGACGGCAAGAAATTCCAGGCGAAGCGAATCTATGCTCACACATGGGAGTGGTTAAGCCGGATCGGAATCGCTCATCTTGTAAATCCTGATTCCATCGAGCGATACTCCATGTCAGCTGCGAGATGGATTCAATGCGAGGAAGCGATTTCCCAATACGGCCTGTTATCCAAGCATCCGACAACAGGAGAACCGATTGCCACACCATTTTTCAACATGGCAGAGAAGTACAAATCTGCAATGGCAAGGGATTGGGCAGAAATCTACACTGTCGTGAAGGACAATTGCTCTGGGGATTACTCACAGAATCCCCATGACGAAATGGAATCACTTTTCAGAAAAAAGAGTCTGTAAATGGATTTATCTATCGAATACATCTCTCTTGATGAGATAAAACCATACGAAGGGAATGCAAAACTCCATCCAGAAGAACAGATAGAAGAGATCGTAAGCTCTATCAGAGAGGTCGGTTTCAAAGACCCTATCGGAATCTGGAATGGTGAGATTGTCGAAGGACACGGACGATATGAAGCTGCGAAAAGACTTGGCATGACAGAGGTCCCTGTCATCAGGCTTGACGATCTCACAGACGAACAAAGAAAAGCATACGCACTCATCCACAATAAAACCACAATGGATTCCGATTTCGATTTGTCGGTACTGGCAAAAGAAATCGAGGGAATCCATGACATCGACATGTCTCTGTACGGATTTGACATGTCAAAAATTTTCCCTCCCGAAATCAAACAGGTGGATGAAGACAGTATTCCTGACATTCCTGCGGAAACATTAGTGAATGTCGGTGATATCTGGCAACTGGGGGGGCATAGACTCATCTGCGGAGACTCCACAGACGTAGAGAACATCGAGAGATTGATGGACGGAGAGAGGGCGAGATTCCTCTTCACCTCTCCTCCATATTCAGACATCCGTGAATACAACGGAGGAAAAGACTTATCTGTCGAGAATCTCTGCGGATTCATCGAGGCTTGCAGACCATTCACTGATTACCAGTGCATCAATCTTGGAATCCAGAGAAAGAACAATGACATCGTCCAGTATTGGGACGAGTACATCGACAGGGCAAAACAGTGCGGATACAAATTCCTAGCATGGAATGTCTGGGACAAGACGATGGCAGGAAGCATCGGACAGCAGAAAGCATTCTTCCCAATCCGGCATGAATGGATATTCGTGTTTGGAGTTGATTACTTCAAAGTGAATGAAACATGGGAGAAGAAGACCCATGTTCAAAAAGGAATCAGATGGCGCAGACAACCAGACGGCAGTACAAAGCAATCGTCTGGAGGAGATGAATCTGGCTATCTGAAACCAATGGAATCGGTGCTTTCTATCGTTTCTGAAACAGGAAACATCAGAAAGAAACATCCGGCTGCATTTCCTGTTGCTCTTCCTGCTGAATACATCAAAGCAATGTCGGACGAGGGAGACATTGTTCTTGAACCTTTCGGAGGAAGCGGAACAACACTAATCGCATGTGAACAGCTTGGCAGGAGATGTTTCATTTCGGAACTCGACCCGAAATACTGCACTGTCATCATACAGAGATGGGAGAATCTCACAGGAGAACAGGCCATCAAGATAAGCACCTAAAGGGTGCTTTTTTATTTGGAGAATGACATGGATTATGCGCCTACAAGATTCATGGCAGAAACCTCATACTACGACAAAGACTCAGCGGATTTTGCTGTCGCATTCGTCCAATCACTGAAGCACACCAAGGGACAATGGTACAACAAACCATTCAACCTCATTGAGTGGCAGGAAAGAATAATCCGAGATATCTTCGGGACTCTGAAGGCGGACGGATATCGGCAGTTCAACACAGCATACATCGAAATCCCCAAAAAGATGGGGAAAAGCGAACTCGCAGCTGCGGTTGCTCTTCTTCTCTTGTGTGCGGACGGAGAGCAAAGGGCAGAGGTCTATGGCTGTGCAGCTGACAGGATGCAAGCGAAAATCGTCTTCAATGTGGCGGTTGACATGATAAAACTGTCTCCTGCTCTCATGAAACGATGCAAAATCATCGAGTCATCCAACAGAATACTCTTCAATCCTACGAATTCTTTCTATCAGGTTCTGTCTTCGGACGTAGCAACAAAGCATGGATTGAACATTTCTGGAGTCGTTTTTGACGAACTCCACACACAGCCTAATCGAAAACTCTTTGATGTCATGACAAAGGGTTCGGGAGATGCGAGGATGCAGCCTCTTTTCTTCCTGATTACGACCGCAGGAGACAATCAGGAGTCAATATGTTGGGAACAGCATCAAAAGGCTGTGGACATCCTTGAAGGACGAAAGACAGACCCGACTTTCTATCCTGTCATTTACGGCGCAGACCGAGATGATGATTGGACAGACCCGAAAGTCTGGTACAAAGCGAATCCTTCCCTGGGAATCACGGTGAGAGAAGAGGTCGTTCGAAACGCATGTGAATCGGCGAAACAAAATCCTGCGGAGGAGAACTCATTCCGACAGCTGAGACTCAACCAATGGGTGAAACAGGCTGTCAGATGGATGCCGATGGAGAAATGGGATGCGTGTGCGAAAGAAGTCAACGAGATGAAACTCATGAAGGATTCTCTCCTTGGACTCAAATGCTATGCCGGACTCGACCTGTCATCGACAACAGATATCACTGCACTTGTTCTCGTCTTCCCTCCAGAAGACCCGAACGAGGGTGATTATTCCATTCTCCCTTATTTTTGGATTCCAGAAGAATCTGTGAATCTCCGAGTCGCAAGAGATCATGTTCCTTACGATACATGGGTAAAGATGGGACTCGTAGAAACCACAGAAGGGAATGTCATCCATTACAAATGGATTGAGGAGAAAATCAGGGAACTGGGAGAGAAATACAACATTGCCGAAATCGCATATGACAGATGGGGTGCGACTCAGCTGTCTCAGGATCTGGAGGATATGGGATTCACTGTTGTCCCCTTCGGACAGGGATTCCGAGAGATGTCTCCTCCTACAAAGGAACTCATGAGACTCGTCCTTGAGGGACGCATCGCTCATGGTGGTCATCCTGTTCTCAGATGGATGATGGACAATGTCTTCATCCGCAAAGACCCGGCAGGAAATATCAAGATGGACAAACAGAAATCGACAGAGAAAATCGATGGTGCTGTTGCGATGGTCATGGGACTCGACAGAGCAATCAAGAGGGCAAGCATCAGCACGACATCCATCTACGATACCAGAGGCATGATAGTTTTCTGAAAAGGAGGATACGAACATGGCCTTTTCATTTTTATCGAAACTCTTTCACTCAAGAGAACCGACACCGACAAACGATTACTACATCCGAAGCGGAGATACCTATCTTTTCGGTAAGTCATCAAGCGGAAAACTGGTGACGGAATTCACAGCGATGCAACAAACTGCTGTGTATGCTTGCATCAAAGTTCTGGCAGAGTCGATTGCTCAACTTCCGATGTTCGTCTACGAATACACGGATGACGGAGGAAAGAAAAGGGTTTACGACCATCCATTATCCTATATTCTTCATGATGAACCAAATCCTGAGATGACATCCTTCGTCTTCCGTGAGACATTGATGTCCCATCTGTGTACCTACGGAAATGCCTACGCACAGATTATCAGGAACGGCAGAGGAGATGTGGTAGCACTCTATCCCCTTCTGCCGAATCAGATGCAAGTCGCAAGGGCAGACAACGGGCAATTGGTCTACATCTATTCGACTTACGGCGGACAGGTCGCAAGCAAGGATGTGAAAACCTACTATCTCAGGCAAGACCAAGTGCTTCATATTCCTGGACTTGGATTTGATGGCATCATCGGATATTCGCCCATTGCGATGGCAAGGGATGCGATTGGCATGGGGATGGCTGCGGAGGAGTTCGGTTCGAAGTTCTTCAACAATGGAGCAATGCCTTCGGGTGTGCTTTCGCATCCTGGGACTCTCACTGATCCGGCAAGGGTGCGTGAAGCATGGATGGCTGCTTACGGCGGTTCTGGCAACGCAGGAAAGGTTGCTGTCCTTGAGGAAGGAATGAGATACGACCCTATCAGCATCAATCCTTCCGAAGCACAGTTCATCGAAACGAGGAAATACCAACTTGATGAGATTGCCAGGATCTTCCGAGTGCCTCCTCACATGATTGGTGACCTCGAGAAGTCGAGTTTCTCCAACATCGAACAGCAGAGTCTTGAGTTCGTCATGTACACTTTGAATCCTTGGGTGAAGAGATGGGAACAGGCTATCAATAAGTCATTGCTCCTTCCTTCCGAAAAGGGTCTGTACTTCTGCAAGATGAATGTAGACGGACTCCTTCGGGGTGACTACGAATCAAGGATGAATGGTTACTCGATCGGACGGCAGAACGGATGGCTGTCAGCAAATGACATCCGTGAGTTGGAAGATATGAATCCAATCTCCGATGAGGAGGGTGGAAATCTCTATCTCGTCAACGGCAACATGCTTCCTCTGAAGGACGCAGGAGCATATGCTCAAAAGTCTGGGGGTGAGACATGAAGGTAAAACTCGTTTACGGTCCGCCTTGTGGAGGAAAGTCCACATACGTGGATGAACATGCCAAAAAGGACGATGCAATCTGGGATGGAGATAAGGTTGTGAGAGCAATCACAACGAAAAAAGACCATTCCGCAACACTTCACAAGGCACAGAAAACTGTCATGTTCCTTCGGGAAAAGATGGTCGAATCTCTCAGATATCATGATGCTATTGACACATTGTGGTTCTGCTGTCGGTATCCAAACGACAGAGTGAAAGAGATTCTTGACGGCCTTGATGTTGAGGAAATCCCAATCATCCCCACAGAAGAAGAATGCTATGAAAACCTTGAAAAAGACGATACCAGACCAGACAAGGATGAATGGAAGAAAATCATCCATAAATGGTATCAGGAGCATTCCGACAACAGCAACAACAGAAAGGTATCCAATTCGATGAACAAATTTTGGAACTGGATACGAAACGAGCAGAAAGATGAATTCGGTTCGGAACGGACATTAGTCCTTGACGGACCTATCTCAGACAGCACTTGGTATGGAGACGAAGTTACACCGCAGAAGTTCAAAGATGAACTGTATGCGGAAAAAGGTGACATCACTCTCTGGATCAATTCACCTGGAGGAGATGTCTTCGCAGCTGCACAGATTTACAATCTGCTCATGGACTATCCGCACAACATTACAGTTAAAATTGACGGCATTGCAGCATCCGCTGCCTCTGTCGTTGCAATGGCAGGAACGAAAGTCTGCATGTCCCCGGTCGCAATGATGATGATTCACAATCCTTCGACAGCGGTCATGGGAGATGCAAGCGATCTGAAAGACGCAATTGCGATGCTCAATGAAGTCAAGGAATCCATCATCAATGCTTACGAGACAAAAACTCTGCTTGACAGAGACAAACTCTCAAAGATGATGGACAACACAACATGGATGAATGCCAGAAAGGCTTTAGAATTGAATTTCTGTGACGAAATTCTCTTCACCGAGGAGACAAAGGCAATCGCTGCCAGTGCCTCTGCTTTCTCGCCGAACATCGTCAACAAGGCATTTATCACAAAATTCCGCAGTAACCATCCTGCGGAGGAAACTAAGGTATCCGCAGAACAGTTGATGAATCGGCTGAATCTGCTTGCACATTAACAGGAGGATTTGCAAATGAGCAACCTTAACGAATTATTCGCAAAAAGAGCGAATGCGTGGGAAAACGCAAAAGACTTTCTTAATACTCACACTGATGCCAATGGCCTGCTGTCTGCGGAAGATGCAGAGCAGTATGACCGCATGGAAAAGGACATCCAGAACTACACCGCACAGATCGAGAGACTCCAGAGACAGGAGAGCATGGATGCACAGATGAAGTCCTGGAACGCTTCTCCCATCCAGAGCATCCCCGGCACTGGCACGATGAAGGCCGACATGAAGACAGGCATTTCTTCCGACAACTATGCTGAAGACTACAACCTCTATCTGCGTGGCAAGACCCTTGTCCACAATGTCATGTCTGAGGGTGTAGATGCCAATGGCGGTTACCTCGTCCCCACAGAATTTGAGAAGCAGATCGTCACTGCTCTTGATGACAACAACGTGGTAAGAACTGTTGCCAACGTCATCAAGACATCCGCAGAACGTAAAATCCCTGTCGCAGCATCTCATGTCGCAGCTCAGTGGACAGCTGAGAATGGCGCATACACCGAGAGCAATCCCACATTTGCTCAGAAGGCTGTTGATGCCTACAAGGAAACAGCACTGGCGAAGGTTTCCATCGAACTGCTCCAGGATTCCATGTTCAACGTAGAATCCTATCTGGCAAACGAGTTCGGTCGTGCATTCGGCATCCTTGAAGAGGAAGCATTCTGCGTAGGCACAGGCACCGGGCAGCCTACTGGCATTTTCAATGCCTATTCCAGTGGTTCTCCTGTCGGTGGCGAAATCAACGTCACAACCGCATCTGTAGGAAAGATTATTGCTGACGATCTCATCAGCCTGATCTATTCACTGAAGGCATCTTACAGAAAGAATGCCCGGTTCCTGATGAAGGATTCCACAGTTGCCGACATCAGAAAACTGAAAGACCCTACCACAGGCGCATATCTGTGGCAGCCTACTCTCCAGATGGGACAGCCTGACAAACTGCTTGGTTATGAACTGCTGACATCCGCATATGCTCCTGCTGTTGCAGCGGACGCACTTCCTGTTGCATTCGGTGACTTCCACAGTTACTGGATTGCTGACAGATCCGGCATCACCATCCAGAGACTCAACGAACTCTATTCCACAAACGGACAGGTCGGTTTCATTGCTACTAAGCGTTGCGATGGTAAGACCATCCTGCATGAGGGCATCCAGCTGCTGAAGGTGAAGGCATCCTGATAATGCTCATGACCCGGCTGTGCGATGGGGAAACCTGTCGCACAGCATTTTTGTAAAAGGAGCAAAAAAATGTACACACCTATTGAAGATGTAAAGGTATATCTCAGAGTCGATTCTTCTGACGAAGATGATGCCGTAATTGCTCCTTTAATCGATACCGCACAGAGGTTGGTTCTCAACATCATGCGAACGAAGCAGAACTACTCAGAACTTGAAGAGAATCCAGTGATCCAGGCAGCAACATATCATGCAATCGCCTATCTCTACGAAAATAGGGAAAACGCTGATATGAATGGACTCACTCTTCAGCTTCGGAGTCTCCTGCAAGCAGAAAGAGAGGCAGCCTTCTAATGGAAATCGGAGCATTACGGAGTCGAATTACCTTTCAGAAACAGACCTCAAGTGTTGATGGGTATAAAAACCACATCAACGCTTGGGAGGATTACTTCTCCTGTTGGGCAACAGGTTCATATTCCTCTGGAGATGAGGGGGGAGAAGAGATTGGACAGACCACAGTGAAGGAAAGCTATGATTTCACTTGTAGGTACTGTTCCGAACTTGCTGTGGTCACTCCTAACGAATACAGAATTGTATTCAAAGGCAATGTCTACAACATCCTCTCCATCAATCCGAACGCATGGAAGAAGAACAGTCTCAGATTTCACTGCGAGAGAGAAAGAAAATGAGCGATAAGGTATCTGTTGACGGACTTGCGGATGCGGTCATGAAATCTCTTAGAGAGTATTCAGAAACTGCAACAGCAGATGTCAAAAAAGCGGTGCGAAAGGCATCCAACACAGTAAGAAAAGAGACACAGGCGAATGCGCCAAAGTCACGACCAAAGTATTACAAGTCTTGGACAACGAAAGTGACAGGCGAATCGTCTACATCCCTTGAGATTACTGTGTATTCCAAGATGCCCGGACTTCCTCATTTGCTTGAACACGGACATGCCAAACGAGGCGGAGGCAGAGTCGGCGGACAGCCACACATTGCTCCTGCCGAGCAATCAGGAGAAAAGCAACTGCTCACTGATATAGAGAGGGCATTGCGAAAATGACTTACAAAGATATCACAGACATGCTTGAGGAGGCAAATCTTCCTCTCGCATATCATCATTTTGCGGAAGGAGAGTCACCCGACCCTCCTTTCCTTATTTTTTTGTTTCCAGAATCAGACAATTTCGGTGCTGATGACAAAGTGTACCAGAAAATAGATGTTCTCTACATCGAACTGTACACGGACAAAAAAGACCCGGCACTGGAAGATTCTTTGGAAACGATACTCGACAATCACAATCTTTTTTATCAGAAATCCGAAACATGGATTGAAGATGAATTGATGTACGAAGTTTTGTACGAAATGAGGATTATATAATGCCGAACAAAATCAAATATGGTCTGAAGAATGTACATGTCGCAATCCAGACAGAGTCTGATGGAGAATACACCTACGGAGAACCTCATGCGATCCCCGGTGCTGTTTCTCTTTCCCTTGATGCCGAGGGTGAGTCTTCTGCATTCTATGCGGATGACATCGTCTATTACAAATCCCCCGGCAACAATGGTTACTCTGGTGACCTTGAACTGGCACTCATCCCTGAGTGGTTCAGAATCAATGTCCTTGGAGAAACCAAGGACACGAATGGAGTCCTTGTAGAGAAAGCAACCTCTGCCGAAGCGGTCAGATTTGCTCTGCTGTTTGAATTCCAGGGAGATGTCAACGCTGTCAGACATGTCATGTATAACTGCTCCTGTGGCAGACCCTCTGTCGGATCTCAGACAAAAGAGGATAACATTGAGCCGCAGACCGAGACTCTGTCCCTGTCCTGCGAACCCAGAGCAGACGGTCTTGTTAAGACAAAGACGGGTGATGATGTATCGACCACAAGCGAAACCTACACAGGTTGGTATGATGCTGTTTACGTTCCCACAGAGGCAACCGGGTCTGCAACCAATCCTGCAAATCCAGGCTGATGAATTTCATCTTTGAAGGGAGGATGAAATGACAGAAAAAACGATTAACATCTCAGGCATCGATGTCAAATTTCGGGCATCAGCTGCGATACCGAGAATGTATCGAGTCAAATACGGACGAGACATCATGAAGGACCTCAATAAGCTGCAGGATTCCTTCGAAAGGAATTCTGAAAGCGGAGAATCCATTCCAATCGACAACTTGGAATTGTTTGAGGATGTTGCCTACATCATGGCAGTTCACGCAGACCCGACAATTCCAGGCACTGTCGAGGGATGGCTCGACCTCTTCGATATGTTCTCCATCTATGAGGTTCTGCCTCAGATTCTCGACCTGTGGAAAGTCAACATGATAACCACAGCGGAGAGTAAAAAAAACTACATAACACAGGGAGGCAAATGACAACACCTCTCTTTCTCCTGCGCTGTCTCGAGGTTGGTCTGTCAATTCGTGACCTTGAACTCCTTACGATAGGAATGGTCATTGACATCTGGACAGAACACATCAACGACTCTGTGAAGAGTAAGGAAAATGCCAGAAAGGCAACGCAGGAAGATTTCGACCGATTCTGAGGAGGTGAGGAAATGGCAGGACGAATCGCAGGAATCACTGTTGAGATCGGTGGTGATACAACAGGTCTAAATAAAGCGTTAGGCACTGTTGATTCGTCAATCAAGAAAACGCAATCATCTCTGAAAGATGTCAACAGACTTTTGAAACTCGACCCTAAGAACACCGAACTTCTGGAGCAGAAGCAGAGGATGCTTGGGAGTCAGATCGAGAACACTTCCAAACGTCTGGAAACGCTGAAAAGGGCATCCGAGCAGGCTGCGAAGACTAAAGATAACTACGATGCCTGGAAAGCAAAATTCACTCCTCTCCAACAGGAGGCGGAGAAGACCAAGACCAAACTTGGCGAACTCAAAGCGAAACAGGCAGAGTTAGAAAAAGCTGGCAAAGTCGATACTCAGGAATACAAGAACCTCCAAAAAGAGATTGACGAAACCAAAGCGCATCTTTCAGAAGTGAAAGAGGCACAGAAGGCTGTCAACGAAGAATTTGGGAATCCAATCTCTCCTGAGAAGTACGATGCTCTGCAAAGAGAGATTCTGGAGACAGAAAAGAATCTGGAGTCTCTGAAAAAAGAGGCAGCCTCAACGACTCCTGCTCTTGAAAAAGTCGCACAGGTTGGCGAAAAGATGCAGAAGGTCGGACAGGGGATGCAATCGGCAGGAAAGGCAATGCTTCCTGTCACAGCTGCGGTGACAGCAGCCGGAGTTGCATCCGTCAAGACCGCAGCGGACTTCGATTCAGCGATGAGTCAGGTCGCAGCCTCAATGGGCAAGACAAATGACGAACTCGCATCCATCAAGGTCACAACAGACGATTTTGACGGCACTCTTGGAGAGTTCGCCCAGAAGATGGGACGAGAGACAGCTTTCTCTGCGAAGGAAGCAGCGGAAGGTCTGAACGTCCTTGCACAGGCAGGATATTCGGCACAGGAACAGGTTGAAATCCTGCCGGATGTGCTGAATCTCGCAGCTGCAGGACAGATTGACATGGGTTCGGCAGCTGCCTACGTCACTGGTGCGATGAATGGATTCAATGATTCGACCAAGGACGCAGGATACTATTCAGACCTCATCGCAAAGGGTGCGACACTTGCGAAAACAGATGTTGCATCCCTTGGCGAAGCAATGGCAGGCGCATCTTCTTCAGCGAAATCCTACGGACAATCCGCACAGGAGACAGAGGTTGCTCTGCTTCGTCTGGCACAGCAGAATGTCACAGGTTCTGAAGCTGCGACAATGCTTAACAGGACGATGACAGACCTCTACGCAGCTGAAGGTGATGCAAAAGAGGCACTCGATGAACTGGGTGTATCTGCCTATGACGAGGAAGGAAAAGCAAGGAGTCTGAGTGATGTTCTTGCGGATCTGCAAACCGCAACCGCAGGAATGACCGATGAGCAACGAAATGCCAAGCTGAACACTATCTTCACGACCAATGGTCTGCAGGGATACAACAAGATGTGCGCCTCTTCGGCGGAGCAGACAGAAGAGTTTGCATCTGCTTTAGAGAACGCATCTGGTTCAGCAGAGGAACAGGCCAAAACCCAATTAGACAATCTCAATGGTCAGCTGACTCTGCTGAAGTCTGCGCTTGAAGGACTTCTCATTGCAATCGGCAACACACTGATGCCTATCATCGAGAGTGCTGTCACTCACTTGCAGAGTCTTGTTGAGTGGCTGAATAGCTTGGATGGTACGACAAGAGCGATCATCGTCACAATCGCCGGAGTTGTCGCAGCGATAGGCCCGGTGCTTATTATCTTTGGCACGATTGTCGAGAAGGTCGGATTTGCCATGACGGCACTGAAGGGGCTGCAAGCAGCGATTGTGGGACTTGAAATGTCAGCTGTTGCTCCTATCCTTGCAATCGTGGCAGTTATCGGTGTCCTTGTAGCTGCGTTCGTTCATCTCTGGAACACGAATGAGGAATTCCGAAACAACATCACGGCAATCTGGGAACAGATAAAGACCACAGTTTCTGATTTCGTGACGAGATTCCAAGAACAGATGGAAGTGCTGAAACCCTATTGGGATGCCTTTGTCGAGGGTCTGAAAATCGTATGGGATGCCTTCTGCCAGATTCTTGCGCCTGTCATTGAAGCATCGTTCCAGGCGATTCAAATCATCATCGAGACAGTTCTTGGAGTGATTTCTGGCATCATCGATGCTTTCATTGCTCTCACTCAGGGCAACTGGGACGGATTCTGGCAAGCGATTTCTGGAGTTGTTGATACTGTATTCGCAGGAATCCAAGCGATAATCCAGAACAACATGAACATGATTCAGAATGTCATTTCTGTCATCTGGTCGATGATCGGAGCGAAAGTGACATCTATTCTCAACTCTATCAAGAGTGTGATATTCAGCATCTGGACAGCAATCGTGAGCAAAGTCACAGAGGTCGTGAACAACATCATGACCACAGTGACCAACATCTGGAACACGATAAAGAACACGATCCAGAGTGTGATGCAAGCGATACAGAACACCATTTCTTCCATCTGGAACACAATCAGGAGTCTGGTATCGACAGCCGTCAACACTATCAGCAGTACGATTTCAAGCGTTTTCAATTCAATCAAATCGACAGTGACATCCATCTGGAACGGCATCAAATCGGCAATTACGGGACCTATCAACGATGCAAAAAACACTGTTTCCAGTGTGATTAGTTCTATTAAGGACACCATTAATAATTGCTCTTTGAAACTGCCGAAAATCAAACTTCCTGCGCTTCCTCACTTCAGCATCTCAGGGTCGTTTAGTCTGAAACCTCCGTCAGTACCTCACCTTTCCGTTGATTGGTATGCGAAAGCGATGGAGAACGGCATGATTCTGTCATCTCCTACGATTTTCGGAATGACAAACGGGAACCTGTTGGGAGCAGGAGAGGCAGGCCCGGAAGCGGTTGTCGGTGCATCAAGTCTGCAAAGCATGATTCAGAATGCTGTTGCAAGCAGTGGAATGAGCGCAAGAGACATGTATGCAGCTGTCAAAGCAGGAATGGAATCAGCGGATGTCACTCTCATCATCGGAGAGAGGTCTGCTGAAAGATTTATGCGTGATTCGGGGGTGGTTTTCTCATGATTGTCAATGTGACATACACATCGGCGGACGGAAAGAAATTCGACCTCCGAGGCACTGCGCCGAGAATTAAAGAAGCATCCTTCCATCAATTCGCATGGGAGGCAGGAGTCACCAAAAAGCAATATGGTGACAGAGTTGATTCTTGGACAAAAAAATCCATTGAATACGAGATGAAAATCCATGTCTATGGGGATATGAAGACGAGGAAAAGATGGCTGAATGAGTTCCATTCGGCTATCGATTCCGATGTTTTTAACGAGAATCCTGGGATTTTGACATGGGGGAAATCCTATATCTATTGTTTCATTCGTTCCTCCGAGACTTATCCAGACGAAAGAGGGACGTTCACTGTCAACGATATTTCCATTTACTGTCCTGATCCTTTTTGGATTCAAGAACAGGTTCTCACTGTTGAAGCTGCGGAGGAGACTCCTCGCATCTCGACAGACAAGGGATACGCATCGACATATGGATATCCTTACAGTTATCGGAAGGTCGTGCAGCCTCCCTATTTGAACATCGACCATTATGCGGACTCAGACTTCAAGATGATAGTCTACGGTCCTGCTCCTTCGGTTAATGTCAACATCGGAGGAAATCAGTACGCTGTCGATTATGCAATTGAGGATGGAGAAGTGATGATAATCGACTCCAGAAGCACTCAACCGCCGGACAGACATGCGTATATCGTTGGCACAGGAGGCACGATGCTCAATGTTTTCGATTATCGAAAAGCAACGAGTCTCCTCCTCAAAAAGATTGCTCCAGGCATTGTGCCTGTCAGCTATTCCCGAACGTACCGCATTGATCTAATCATCTTCAAAAGGAGGAGTGAACCTTTATGGGATACGAATTAATCATGCTCACTCCATCCCTCCATGAGATAGGTCCTTGCGACTATGACGGGGATTTTGAAATAGGCTATCCAAGTTCAGCAACCAATACTTTCCAGTTCTCAGGAGTTTTCCCTTCCTCCTGTGGCGGAATGTATATTCCAGGTTCTGAATTTGGTGGCCTATTTGAATTTCACTACGAAAAGACAGGACAGAAGGTTGTCACAAAGAAGGGATACACATGGAGAGGATTATTAAATCAATCCATCATAATTCCAGATTCTGGACAAGATTACAAGATTGTCTCAGGAGATGCAAATGCCGTCATCAAGGGACTTTTACAGACCCTTCTTGGCGGTTTTTTCTACGTCCCAGACACGTTATCAGGAATCACGATAACGAACTACAAATTTCCTCTGTACTGCACGACTCTCGATGGAATCATGACGATGCTCGATGAGTATGATGCGAGGCTTTACATCCATGCTGACAAGGTTGATGCAGGAGAGGCAATCAGGGTCACTGCCGAAGCGGTTGAGAAAAGCACTCTCATCGGAACACTCTCAGAAGATTCTCCTGTTCCTCTCACATACACGGACAACCAGATGGGAATCAACCATTTGGTCTGCATGGGTTCTGGAACACTTCAGAACCGCCTGAGAGTTGATTTGTATGTCGATGGAAACGGAAAAATCGGCACGACAAAATACTACACAGGATTCAAAGAGCGGACGGCATTCTACGATTACTCCTCCGCAGGAGATGCGACTACTCTCGCATCTTACGGAAAGAAGAGACTCAAAGAGTTGATGTCCGGCGCATCTCTTCAAGTGGATTCGGTAAGCGAATCGAACGAAGTCGGTGACCTGATTTCTGGATTCGTTAATTCAACTTCCGTCACAGTTCCAATCGAAAGAAAAGTCCTTTCTGTGAGCGGAGGACAGTACAAAACGACCTACAGACTAAAAGGAGGTGGATGATGGCAACATTAGTAACAGCCGAAGGGTATGAAGACGTTTATGCCCAGTTTGACGCAGACCTCTATTGCGGTCTGTCAGGCGGAGGAAGATTAGAGACAGGCGGAAAGATGGCATACTCCATTCCAGATGCGAATGTCGTTCGGATCGCAGATGGAATGCTCATCACCGAGGAAGGAAGAACAATCATCATTCCTGTCGGTTCGTATGATGATTTCCAGATTCCTGTCGGTGCGACAGGTGTGACATCCTACTATATCTTGGGATATCGACTCTACACGAACGGAAGCAATGTTCGTGTGGCGGAGCAGTTTGTCTACACGGCATCGAGCGCAACCGATGTTCCCCAGAACTCTGGAACTCTGAGAGATGGCGCAATCCAGTATTATGTCTCAGTATACCGAGTAAAACAGGTGGGACTCACTATCGACACAGTGACTCCTCTCATCGGCATCCTGCATCCGCTGACATACTTTGAGGATATCCTGGATGACATCGCATCGCTGCGGACGAGTCTCACAAACACTCTCAATGCTCATTTCAACCAGAAGGGCAACACGCAGGAAATCACTCCTATCACTGTCGGTTTCGTGACCAACAGCCAGAAGAACATTGAATTCATGATTCCTCTGAAAAGACCTCTTTCCACAAGTGTGGGAACAGTGAAGATTCGGGGTCTGTATGCTACTATCCGGCAGAATGGACGATACATCTGGGGCAATGCTTCGAATCGTTCTCCAATTGATCCTGACGAACTTACAGTATACGACACCAGAGGCGGAATCAGAGTCAGGTGGGCGCATGGTGCTGTCATCAACGCAAATGCGGTGAACAATGATGTCTGCGTCCTCGATGTTTCAGTGACACTCACACTCAGTTAAAGGAGGTGCGAAATGAAAATAAAAGCAGTTGTTGACCTCCAGACAAGAGCAGTGAGGATTCCTCCGGGAATCAAGATTTCTGCATATGACCACAATGTCGATGTTGTCGAGTTTTCCTTGGAACAGGATGAAGAATTCCAGTTCAACCTCTCCTCAATCAGAATAGCTGCGAAAGGTCCCGACAAGTCCAGACATGACTATGCTATCGACCCTTCAACCATTTCTGTCGAGGAGGAAACAGGATATGTGACTTTCGAATGGGAGATTCCCCAAGGAGTCACAGAGATGCCTCTGGACACATTCAAACACGGAGACACAGGACAATTACTCTTTGCTGTCTGTGCAGAAATCATCAGCGGTTCGACCCTGTCAAAAGCATGGCATAGCGATGACGGAATTATTACTGTTGTGGCTCATCTGGAGCCGGAGAGCGGAGGAGGGGAAGATCCTTCCGAGACCGCTACGAACGCCCAGAAGATCGGACAGCTCCAGACCGATGTAGCTGTCGTACAGAGAGCGGTCGCAGCGGTCGCAGGCGGCACTCCCACAGTAGTCGATTCCATCTCTGAAATGACCGACACAGGGCTTATCTATATCCTGTCATCGGACGGCAAGTGGTACTATCACAACGGCTCTGCATGGCAGATTGGCGGTACATACGGCGGAGCAGTCACAGATACAACACTGTCTATCAGCGGTGCGCCGGCAGATGCTAAGGCGGTTGGGGATGCGCTGAGCGATGCGGGCGAAAGGCTTACTGCACTGGAAAGCGGTGGTTCTGGCATGTCAAGCACAGCAAAGGCGTTGCTCATTTCTTTGCTCAGAAAAGCACTGTATTCATCCGAACAGTCCGCAGATATAAGTGCGTTAGAAGTTGCGCTTGAGACCGGTGACCCTGTTGCCGTCACTGGAGTATCTGTATCTCCTACGACTGGAAGTATCGCATATGGTGAAAGCACCCTGACCATAAAAGCTACAGTAACACCGTCAAATGCTACGAATAAGGCGGTTACGTGGACATCGTCCAA